CGTCGCCTTATTTCATAACTGCCCGCAATTAAATCTTCAATCAATCCCCAATGTGCTTCCTGATTCAACCACGCCGCGCAAGGATCTTCTGCTCCTTTAGCCTTAGAGCTGGCTTGTCTGGTATTGAAACTAAAACCGCTATAACTCACAGCATTAAATAATTATCACTTTAATAGATCCTAACGCCAGTGCCACGACCTGCCCTCATATACAACGGATTAAATTCACGCCAAATCATATAACCGAGAGCGTCATTCATGTGATCGTAACCATTCTGCTTGTCGGGTTCGCCGCTTTCTGTCCAGCTTTGAAGCTCTAAACATTCAATCAAGCGTTCGCAACGGGAAGAGATAGACAGGCGGACGGCTCCCTTAGAATTTTCAAGTAAAGCTTGGACAGACGCGCATCGATCACGGACTGGGGGGTTCGATTTCGGGCTTTGGTTTGTGAATCCATAAGATTCGAGTATGGATATATCTGTTTTTGTTGCATTGGTTGATCGATTTCCTCCAGATGAATCGGGGTAAACAAGAACTCTTTGGCCTGGGTATCGGCGTTTGATTTCTTGAGCAAGCGCATCGGTATCATGCGCTTTTGAAATTTCATCAATTATTACTAATTTTTCCCCGTCACGCACCCCAATGACACAACTCATATTACCAATATTGAAATCGATCCCCGCCCTGATAATTTCATTTTGAAAATCATAAGGCTCATCGAAAACGTGCTTGTCTCTGGAGAACCGAGAATAAACTGATCCTGTAACGAGGTTAGTAAAACGACCGTCAATATAAGCGTCTATTAATTGCTTTGGGTAATTCTCCAATAACGAATCAATAAATCCTTCTGGTAAAAATGGGTTGTCATAACTGCGCCCGCGTATTAAAGCAGTATCAGCTTTTGCTTCTTTCTCGAATGTTTTAAATGCAAAGCCGTAACCTTCTGGCGTTGTGCTACAGAAAAATTGCTGAACATTTCCTGAACGTAATCTTGCAAGTGCCATATTCATGGCTTGGCAAGCGTCGTATTGCCCAACTGTGTCAGCCTCATCAAATCCAACCGCGCATAAGTTTTGACCGCGTAAGCGTTGATAAGTCAAAATTGTTCTGAGTAATATCTGATGATTCCCTTCCTCAAAATGCAAAGTGTATTCAGGTAAAGGAGAAGCTCTAAAGGTGTAAGGAATTTCCCACTGTTCCAAAAGCTCGTTCATTGTTCGCATCAAAATGTCGCGAAGCATGGGCGCAGTAGGTTCAAAAATTGCAGAGACATGACCCACATTCATAGCGGCCAATATGCAAGCTTTAGAAACTAGAGCGTGAGTTTTACCAGCTCCAAAACCACAAACTAAAGCGAGCTTTCTATGTTCAGTGTCATCACAAAATGATTTTTGATGAGGTAAAAGACCCTCATATATTTTTGCTATTGCCTCTTGCGCTGTTGGCGGTTTGTTGAACGCGGCGGATTCCGCGAACGCCATTAATGGCTCGTTGTTGCATATCCCTGAAATCAAGGAAGTCAAGTCAACTCGAACCGTAAGAGTTTTGCTTGTAATTCAATTGATCTTGTTGCCGCTTGAAACTGCCCACGCTTTGCCGCTTTCATTTCGTAATTCTGTAATCGACCCAATGCGGATAAAAGCCATTGAGGTCTCTCGATAGCAGAGTCTAATTTTTGAAGTTCACGCGCTCTAGCAAGGTAATCTTCCACCTGCCTCATTTTGATCCCCCAATTTTCCGCGGCGTAAAGAGCTATTTGATTGCGGGAATAACCATCCAATAAGAGTTTATAAATGACATTTACACGGTCATGAACTTCATTTTTAGTTGCTTTTCTAGCCATGAACTAGATAATAACTGACAAAGTTGAATTATTCAGTGAAATTCGTTTCATAGGCAGTATGAAGATATTGTTTTATTGAGTTTAGATCGCGTGACAACATCATTATAGATTCGTCATCAATAGGGTCTTGATCGTCAATAGCATTATCGGCAATAGCAGCCGCAGTATATTTTGCTTGAGCAAGGATAAGGATAAGTCGATCCACAACGGGTTCGTTCTTAAATGAGACAGACATGAGACAGAAATGAGATTAATAAAGGCGTTCCCTGTTCCCGTCCGTTCCATGCAATCTATAAACTTACCTAAACGGTATATAACCCCATATATACCCTATATTTATATTTATATATAAAACATAGGGAACATAGGGAACATAGTATAAGAAAGCAACGGGCAACGGGATTTTGAAGCGTTCCCGACTAGGGAACAGGAAGGGAACAAGAAGGGAACCAGACCCAACGGGGCGTTCCGTTCACCCTTTTCTTTTTGCGCTCATAATTGAGCGATTTGAGAATATTTGAGACAGCCATGACATCGGAGCGCGTTTGTCGTTCGGTTGTCTTTTCGATTGCTTCTGTGAGCAAAAGTTCAATTGTGACGTCCTTCATTTTATTCGATGGGTTGTTAAGCCATTGAGCTATTACTGGTTGCCAAGGAGAATCCACAAGGTATGACATGTTCTCGTTTGCAATTTGATTTTCTTGTTCTGTTGAGAGAAAAGAAGATTCACCATTGCGGTATGCGTGAACGGCGGCGGACCAAATTGCATCGCGTTCAAGTTGTAGAGAATCCAAGTCGATAGGTTTTTCCATATCCTTTTGAACGGGGATGACATGAAAGCGACGGTTGCCAGTTTCATCAACTAAGAAGCCGTCAGATTTATTTGTTGAGCCGACGATGATTCCGCGTCGTGGCCATTCTTCAACAGAGCGACCGTAAGGGACGCGCATTAAGTCAGTCGATCTTGATAGAAAAGATTTAATTTGGCCTGCATGTTTTCGACTAGTGAGATGATCCAACTCAGCCATTTCACAAATCCATGAGCGAGATAATTGAAGAACAGAATCTTTCTCAGCGATATCGCCTAAAGAATCTGAAAAGAACGGCCCGCCGAGTGCGGCCCAGAAGCTTGATTTCCTCGCCCCTTGTGGCCCTTGAAGAACGCAAGCTGAATCGTGTTTTGAACCTGGCTCGAAAACGCGGCGCACGGCGGCGATCAAAGTAGCTTTTAACATCGCGTCGTAAATCGTAGGTTTTCCAATCGCTGCGTCTTTCGGTCTGAGATAGGTTGTTGCTAATTGATCGATGTATGTAGGTTCAATTGAACTGACATGCTCAAGATATAAACGGACAGGATCATATTCATTTTCATGTGCAACTTTTAGGAGGCAGTCAATGGCCATTTCTTTTGTAACTTTGTAGCCAAGTTCTGCGAGTGTTAGATAAAAGAGTTCAATATTACGGATGACCTTGCCATCCATTTCGATCGAATGAGTGAAGGTATTAAAACGAAGTTCTTGTTTTTGGTTGCGTAAGAAAGAAATTAATTCTTGAGAGGTGAGCTGTTCTAATTTCGAGGGTATTGGTTTCGCTTCATCTGTTTGAGAAGGAATAACAGAAGAAGGAAAAACGCGAGGAGGTTGAACCCAACCATCTTCCTTTGCAAATTTCTGAAGAGTACCGAGGGAAATACCTGAACGTTTAAAAGAGTCCCATTTCTTTTCGCATTCGCCTTCTTCATATTTGTTGTTTTTCTGTGAAAGAGCGATCCAATCGGGGAGAAGTGCATCACCTGCGGAATGAGCACCCATTCCAATTTTTAGCCAAGTATCGTAATCGTCTAAACGTGAAGGATTAATTGATTGAAGAAGTGAACGTGCTTTATCAATATCTGAGTTGAATACTTCAACGGGTGCGGGCTTTTGTTTTTTAGGTTCCATCATTTTCTCGATGATGGCTTTCGGCACTTCTGCGATTTCAAGATCAGAAGGCGACCGTCCTTCCATCCATCGGTATCCGTCAGTTGATGGATGCTTACCAGCTACGACCGATTGGCACGATTCCCAACGAAGTTCTATTTGTTCCACTGCGCCGTCATCACCGATAACACCGCTTTTAAATTTGCGGGTCTTTATTTTTGACCAGTATTTTTCAGGGACTTTATAAATAAGTTGAAAACGGCCAACCCTGCCGGATGTAACCATCCAAGAGGGAGGGAGGGAACCGACTGAAAGATTCCATTCAGTAAGAATTTCTGAGGCTGATTTCCCATCATGGTCGAGGAACATAATTCCTGACTTTGGCCCAGAAACAACACCAATTGCTTTTGCTCTACCTGCGGTTATTTCTTTAAATAGTTCGAGCCGTGAGAGTGGTTTGTTTTGCCAGTCTTTTTGATATGGCTGTTTATTTCCATTGACAGCAACATAACCCCACGACTTAGGCAGCCGCGTAAGTTCTTCTTTTATATCCATCGTTAATCTTTGCCGCCCATCACTAATTGATATTCATAAGCGTCGGGTTTTGTTTCCATCGCTTTACGGATGAGAGTACGAATTAAACCAGCGCGAGAAAGCTCTGGCCCTTTATTTTCGTCTAACCATTCGAGCTGATCTGGTTCAAGAAAGATTTGGATACGCGTCTTTTCCATCAGGGGTTGCACATGTAGCGTCTAGGGGTAATATAGCCGTAACTCATACACTGTCAAGAGTGGTCACGCTACGAAATTACCAGGAAGAATCCGCGAACAAAATAGCCGCCTTATTAAGGGATCAAGGTTGTGCTTATCTTGCTGGCGAAGTGCGAACGGGCAAAACTTTAACGGCTTTGGCTGCTGCCCAACGCCTCGGATATAAAAAAATTTTATTTGTAACGAAGTTGAAGGCTATTCCAAGCATTCAAAAAGATGCGTTGAATTTAGGGATTCATGTATTAGTAACGAACTACGAGCAACTAAAAAAATACCGCTATAGCGAATGGGATTTATTAATTGCTGATGAAGCTCATGGTTTAGGAGCGTACCCAAAACCATCT